TAGGCCGGGCGTAAACAGAGACCAGACTAACTACACCAATGAGGGTGGCTGGTTTGCATGCGACAAAATTAGATTCCGTTCCGGCTACCCGCAAAAGTTAGGCGGCTGGCTTGCTTCTACGACACAGACGTTTTTGGGGGTGTGCCGCCAGATGTTTAACTGGTTTACCAGTTATAACGATGACTTCTTGGCTTTGGGTACTAACAAAAAGGTCTACATTGAGGTTGGCGGCAACTACTTTGACATAACTCCGCTCCGAGAAACAACCGCTGCCGGTGCGGTAACTTTTGCTGCTACAAACGGTTCTTCGATAATCACAGTTAACGACACCGCTTTTGGTTCGGATGCTGGCGACTTTGTGACTTTCAGCGGCGTTGATGCAAACGGTCTTGGCGTCGGAGGCAACATTACACAGGCGGTTTTACAGCAAAACTATGAGATTTACGAAGTAGTTAACGCCAACCAATACAGGATTGTTGCCAAAAGCCCAACTACGGGTTTACCTGTAGCAGCTAATGCAAATGACAGCGGAAATGGTGGAGCTACCGTTGTTGGTAAATATGAAATAGCGGTGGGTAATGCCACGGTAACTTTTGGTTATGGCTGGGGTACAAGCACATGGAGCCGTGGGACTTGGGGTTCTGGTTCTACTACACCTGTTAGTTTGCCGCAACGAGATTGGTGGTTTGATAACACCAGCATTGGTGTTGAAGCTAATAACGATCTCATTATGAACATCCGCAACGGTGCCGTCTATTACTGGGAGCGTGGGACAAACCCAGACGTGACTGTGCCTCTTGGTGTACGTGCGGTTCCTTTATCTACCCTGACTGGTGCGTCAGATGTCCCAGCAGAAGTTATGCAGATTCTTGTATCTCAAACGGATCAGCATGTACTGGCGTTTGGGGCTACGCCTTTTGGCGGTGGTGCCTTTGACCCGCTGCTTATTCGTTGGTCAGATCAAGACAACCCACCAGTTTGGACACCCACGTCTACTAACTCGGCTGGATTTTTACGGGTGTCCCGTGGCTCGTTAATTGTCAGGGCGTTGGCTGTGCGACAGGAAATTCTGGTTTGGACAGATACCACGCTTTATTCGCTGCAGTACCTTGGCACTACAGATGTGTTTGGGCTTAATGAGTACGCAGATAACATATCTATTATTAGCCCCAGAGCTGTGACTTCAGCTAATAACATAACGTATTGGATGGGGCAGGATAAGTTTTTTGCTTACTCAGGCCGTGTTGAAACGCTCCCCTGCACCCTGCGTAACTATGTGTTCCAAGACCTAAACTACAACCAAGTTGATCAGATCATTTCCGGCACAAACGAGGGATACCATGAAATTTGGTGGTTCTACCCCAGTGCTAATTCAAACACAGTAGATCGCTACGTTGTTTACAACTATCTGGAGCGCATTTGGTATTACGGACAAATGCCCCGCACTGCGTGGTCAGATAGCCCTCTACGTACTTATCCACAGGCGGTAGGCTATGACAACATCCTTTACGACCATGAACGAGGAGTGGATGCAAATGGCACTCCAATGGAGTCATATATCCAGTCTTCTGATTTTGATTTGGCTGACGGAGATCAGTTCATGCTTAGCCGACGCATTATCCCCGATGTCAACTTTGGGGGATCTACTACAGGGACAACGCCGGTAGTAAAGTTTATTGTACGCCCCAGAAATTTTCCGGGTTCTGCTTACCAAGAAGATCCGTTTGACACGCAGTCTGTTATTGAAAGCCCGGTAGATGTGTACACAAACCAAGTGTTTATCCGTGCGCGTGCAAGGCAGATGGCGTTAAAAATTTCGTCTGAAAATCTTGGTGTTAATTGGCAGCTTGGTAGCCCACGGCTTGATGCTCGTCCGGATGGGAAGCGCTGATGACTTGTCCTATTTTAAATTTTAAGTACACAGCATCACCCAACCCACCAATAGAGTATGACCAGCAATATGTACGACAACTGATCCGGGTATTGGAGCTTTACTTTAACCAATTAGATAACTGGAATTTACAGGTATATAACTCATTACAGGATATATGTATGACTCCGTTACCAGTTTCTATAGGTGGCACCAATTTAGATGCGTTTGGAAGACTTCGGGTTAGTAACCCGTTGACTTTATTTGATTCTTCTCATCGCTACGCAGATAACAATTTATGGGCTAATAGCATAACTGGTACCGCTGCAGCCACATTTAGCGCTACTGAGGGTTTGGTTAATTTGACGGTTGGCACCGCCAGTGGTGACCAGATCATTCGGGAAACTATTAAAGTCTTTTCTTATCAGCCGGGTAAAAGCCTGCTGGTTATGTCTACTTTTGTGTTTGGTGCTGCTAAAGCCAACCTTCGGCAGCGAGTGGGGTATTACGGCGCTGATAACGGCTTGTATTTTGAGCGTGAAGGCTTAGATTTATATTTTGTCGAGCGTAGCTCAGTTACCGGGGTTTTAACTAACACGCGGGTTGCTCAAGCTGATTGGAACCAAGACCCGCTTAATGGAACAGGGCCATCTGGCATTACGCTAGATGCTTCTAAAGCGCAGATTCTTTACATGGATATCGAATGGCTTGGTCTTGGTACCTGCCGTATGGGCTTCATTATTGATGGGGCGCTTGTTCCAGCGCACAACTTTAATCACGCCAACCTTGTTAATACAACCTATATAACTACTGCGTCATTACCGTTACGCTATGAAATGACAAATATAGGTATAACAGATAGTTCTAGCACCCTTAAACAGGTCTGCTCTACCGTGATTTCTGAAGGTGGTTATGAGCTGCGTGGCGCTCAGTTAACCGCAGGTAACACAATTACTAGCCCAAGAATTTTGACTACGGCGGGTACTTTTTATCCCGTGGTGTCTATCCGTCTTAAAGCAACACGGTTGGATGCAATTGTAATTTTGTCTGCGGTTTCAATTCTTGGTATTACCAATAATGCGAACTATAAATGGGAAGTTGTAGCTTCTGGTACCACAACTGGTGGGGCGTGGGTTAGTGCTGGGGCTAACTCGGCTGTTGAATACAACGTGACAGGCACCACATTTACTGTAGGGACTGGGCGCATTCTGGCGACTGGTTTTTTCCAAGGTTCTAACCAAGGTTCTAATTCAGTCGAACTTTTAAAAGAAGCGCTGTTTGCTTCCCAACTAGAACGAGACCCTTTCACCTCCACTGCTTATGAATTAACCCTTGCTTGCACATCGGCATCTAACGGGGATCAAGTTTTGGCCTCAATGGACTGGGAAGAAATTAGCCGATGAGTAAGCTATACTATGGGGTGTCCCTAATTATCCTATCTAACACACTACAGGGAGTTGCGACTACAATCACACAAACTGGGCTAAATACGCCTGTTATAGATAAAAGTGTGACTTCCTTTTAATAGGCACGACTTATGTCCACATTCAATAGCGCACAGATTGCAAGCGTCATAAATAGCACACTGGAGCAGGGTGGCAGCAACGCAGATATCGCCATGCTTATGGACCACTATCGTATTAGCCCCGCAGAGGTAGCGGCTGCTATAAATGCTCCTGTATCTGCAGTTCAAGCTGCCTATAACACAGCCGTAACTGATCTAGGTGCAAGAGGTATTAGCGTTCCGGGTACTTTTGTAGCAGCACCAGCACCAGCACCAGCACCAGCACCAGCACCAGCACCAGCACCAGCACCAGCGGTTGTAGCAACCCCTGCACCTGCCCCAACACCAGCACCTGTAGTCACACCGGCACCAGCCCCCGCTCCCGTAGTTACAGCAGCACCTGCCCCAACACCAGCACCTGCTACGTTTACTGACGCACAAATTGTACAAACTATAAAGGACATTCAGGCTTCTGGCGGCACCAATAAAGATATTGCTAGATTGATGGACCAGTTTAGTATTAGTCCTGCACGAGTAGCTGCTGCTACAAATACTCCTGTATCCGCAGTTCAAGATGTGTATAACACTGCTACTGGCGGAACTGGCGTTTATGCAACAAAAGCAACTACACCAGCAGCAACTACACCAGCAACTACACCAGCAGCAACTACACCAGCACCCGCTGCACCTTTATCTGATTTTGAACGTACCTTACAGCAGGCTGTTGCAACTAGAAACGCTGGCATAACGACACTTCCGGCGGCTACACCAGCAGTAACCCCTGCACCAGCAGCAACCCCTGCACCTTTATCTGATTTTGAACGTACGTTACAGCAAGCTGTAGCAGCTAGAAACACGGGTACAACAACTGCACCAACAACTGCAC